GACCGGAGTGTCGTCACCAATCTCGCTAAACGACATCTTGGCGTAGTCCTCGATTTCGGCGATTTCGCCCAGGGTGATGTTCTCAAAGTCCATTTGTTCTAAATCCTTTTTTCTTGATGTAAGCGTTTATTTGGTAATTTAGCAGATTGACCATTACTGGTTTCATCTTGTTTCGTGCTTTGACAATGTAAGGGTTGCCTCGCCCACGAACGGTAGTGCGCCATGTTCGGTTGCCGTTTGCTGATTGTTGACCAGCGACACGGTACGTGCCCAGCGATACTGCCCGACCGTACTGAACACCCGTGGTTATTGTTTCGCCGGTTGGCACACCACCCTCAAGCACGTTTCGCACACGACCTGAACCAGCAACAACCAGACCACCAAAAACCATGCGCGAATCCACACCGCCACTAACTTTGTTCTTGATAAACGCTTTCTTGGATGCGTAGCCTCGAACAGACAAAGCGAGCGCACCGCTAATTCGTGGTGCAGTCCGGGTAGCCTCTTTTGCCGCAATGATTGCCGACTGTTTGACCCACTTTTCAAACAGGTTGCGATCGCCACCCATCGCAAGAAATTTCTGGCGGGTTTCGTTCAACCCTTTGATGTAGGTACGGCCTTTAGTGTCCTGCAGAAGGTAAATACCATCTGTCGAACCACCAATGACCGTACCCATCGTCAGGGCCTACGGGGTGGTGTCGAGCGTTACATCGCCAACAATGTCCATGCGGACACCGTCAAACGCAAACGTGCCGTCAGCGGATGCCTCGCCACCGAGCTGCAGCGCACCCTGTGGTGGGAGGCGAACAGTTCCGGTGAAGTGCGGTTCAGATGCTGATGCGGTCGCGTTGCCATTCGGCGCGTAGATAAAAGCAACTTCGTCGCCAGCGTTATCCCACATAGAACGCCAAAACGACGTTGCCTCTGTGGACTGCACACCGGACACGGTGAAGTAGAAGTCGCGACGGCCGCCAAGTGCGGCATCGTAGAACGTGGTCACATCGGTGGATGCATCCTCGGACTGGAGAACCACCGAGCTGAAGTCAGCGTAGTAATCCGTTCCGTCAATGCTCAACAGAAGTGCGTTTGCTTTGATTCGAGTCGATGTTGTCATCGAGGTTTCTCCTTTAGAGTTGTGTGTTTTGGTAAACAGTAATTGTGGTGGACAGGTAATTTGCGCCACTAATCTCAATCAGCGACGGCCCACCAACCTGTGACGCATAAAACCCGATTGCCGGAGCAATCGCATCCAGCGTGTTGTCAACCAAAGTGTCAAGTGCGGTAATCATCGTTTCGTTGGCCGCTTGGTCAACAATTAGCGTGACATCAAACCCGATTCGAAATGTGCCGTAGGTTTCGCCGGATGTTACCCAGTCACCAGACGGCACAAGAATGCCAACCGGGGGTGTTACACGTTCCGGGGTAAACGCGAACACACGCAAACCAGCATCTGTGAGAATGCTGGTCAGCGCAGTTCGTGCGGCACCTATCATGCAACACCCAAACCGACATAGGGTGTGAGCAACGGGTAGGCACCAATCATCGGGTCACGGGCTACTCGCACCGCCGAACCACCATCAAGGGTTGCAAACTGTGCAATTCCGTTGGGGGCAGAACGGCGGTGGAATAGTTCCGATCCGCATTCAATCTTGGCCCGCAGTAAAACATCTGCGTTGACCGTGGCAGTCCCGACGAAAGCAACCACAAGTGCGGTGGCCTCCGACCAGCAACGGTTGACAAACGCATTGTCGGAGTCAGGCGCCCCAACATACGCTTTCAAGTCGTCGTAAACTGCCATGGGTTACTAGATGACGACGGGGATAATGAACGAGGGGTATTCGTCTGCGGTCGCCGTGTAGGTCGACAGCGAGAATGCCTCGGACAGGTTGATGGCGTTCTCTTGAGACAGGCGCAGCGCACCGGACGTGTACTGGCGGAGAGCCAGCGACGAAACGAATGCACATTCATCTTGGTTGGTGGGATGCAACTGGGCATCCACAACAATCGGGATGCCTGCGATGGATCCACGGAGTCCGGACACGTTTGCCGAACCGACTGCGCCGAGGTTTTCACCAGCGAACGAGATGACGGGGGTTCCGTCAAGTGCGAGCAGCTGCTTGAACGTCAGTTTGTCGACGATGAGCGCGTCAATCTGAACACCGTTGGCCTCAAAGTACGTTGCGGATGCGTCAGCAAGTGCGCCAACCCATCCGTCGTAAGTGTTTGCCGAGAGCGTGACCTCGTTGTTGGCTGCACGCTGGGCGGTAACGACTGCCTTGTACTTAGTGCGCAACTGCGAACCGAGTGCCGTTCCAAGCTGGATGGCCTGCATACGCAGAACCGAGTTGAGATAATCCACACTTGACCTGTCGATCGCCTGACGTGACAATTCGCTGAAATTTCCGACCGTGATGATGTTTTCGGTCTTGGTTTCCAAGTTGAGCTGCGAGTAACCCAAGTCGTCACCCTCGGCGGCCTGCGTGGCCGTACCGTCGGTGATGGTGTCAACCTGTGCGAACGTAATAACCATGCCTGTGGGTGGTGTCACACCGGTACCAAAAACACGTCCAAGTGGGTTGGCGGCTTCGACCAAACGGATCAGGTCTACGTCAATAGGCGTGGTGATTGAATCTGCTGTGGTAGCTCCGGTAAACGAGCGGTCATACATTTTGATTGCGGTTTCATCGCCCTTTACGATTTCGGCAAGAAAGTCGCCAGCCGAACGGTAGGTCGGGGCAACAGCCTCAACTTTGGTGATGCTTGCAACTTCGCGCTCAAGCATCTGAATGGATTCGCGGACCTCGGCGAGGTCGGAATCCGTGGGAGTTGTTGGCTCCATTGTTTCCTCCTTTGGGATTGCCGAGTCCGGAGTTTCCGGTTCGGTTTCGTCACGTACTTCTGTGACAACTGCGCCCTCATACCAAGGCCGGCTAACCAGACTGGTTTCGAGAACTCTTGCGGACGTAACAATGCGGTTGCGTTGTTCGTCGAGTTTGTAATCGTCCATAATGAAGCCAACCGAAAAACGGTTGATGACACCATCGTCTAGAAGTGTGATTGCGTCAAGTCCGCGCTGGGTCTTTGAGATGGTTGCGCGAATCTCAAACCCTGCCTCGGTGTGACGACCCTCAATGATTTTTCCGATGGGTTCACGCTGATCGTGTTGCCACATCAGTTTCGCCTCCGGGTCTAACGTCACCGAGTTACGGGCAAACATCTCACCGTTCTCCATGGTTTCGTAAGGTACGGCAATGCCCGTCACTTCACGCTTATCTTTATCGGTTACGCGAAATTCCATCTCGCGAGTTTCAACTGACTGCACTAAAATCTCCTCCTAGTGTGGGCATGTCCTCAATGGCGCGGACTTCGTCAATCGTCATCCAGCCGGATGCGATTGCAATTTGGTGTGCTTGGTAACGCGTCAACGTGTCGCTGCGCAACAGCGAGTCGACGTTCATCTTGACCATCGTTCCGCGAGTTGTCAGGTGAGTCAGCGCCGACTCAATCTCGATAATGTATTGCGACAGCGTGTACCGAACAAACGCCATCTGCTCTTGTTCCATGTTCGTGTAAGTCATCGAATTGCCATCGACCGATGCCATCAGCATGTTGGCTGGGATGCCGAACAACCTGGCAACCTGTTGCACGTTCCAACCCTGCGCCTCGATATACATGGAGTCACGTGGGTTCAAATACATTGGCTGGTACGAAAGTCCGTTGCCGAGAACGGCGACACCGTTCTTTGCCCCCGCGGTCGCGTTCCATGCGTCTTTCGCAGCTGCAGCCTGATCGGGTGACAACATCTGGTCAGACTTCAGCACACCGCTAGGAATGCCCGAGTCGGTAAACCACTTTGACGCATAATCGCGTGTGTCACGGGCGTTGAGCAATTCAGCCTGACACGATTGGATTGGTCCAAGGTAGTAGGCGTTACCGGGCACGGCCATCATCCCACCGTGATACAAGTCAGACAATTCGTACTTGATAACGCCACGGTAAGTGTAATAAAGCGCGTTGCCGTAATCGTCCGTCTGGATCATAACCTCAAACGGGTTCAGCACCTCAAGGTTCACGGTTTCGCCGCGACCGTTACGCGAAATCAACCAATAAAAGTTCCCGGACAATGCCATCGAGTTGACCGTCTGTTCTATCCAGAGTTCACGGGTCATCTTTATGTCCGGCTGACGAATCAGCAACGGGGTGGGGGTCACTAAAGCGTCGTCACGGTAGACGTGGATTCCTATTC